CTACAAAACGACTTACTGTTGCTGTACTTCCGTCTACTGCAGTACCGGTGGTTGCTTCAATGATTTCATCGATACCAGAATTCATATTCGGGTATTCACTATACAGGGTAGCGTCTTTCTCCGGGAAGATTTTATATACTGCCATTTGTTATAAATAGGAATTAAAGAGAAACTACTCTTCCTTTAATGTCTACATTCGGATACTTAACTTCAAAGATCATAGGATCAATAGAAGGGTATACCACGTTGTCAATAGTTGCTCCTTTTGTATCGTATGAATAGTTTGAATATCCTAACGCTTGTCCAGTTAAATTAACAACCTCAACATTTTTAACCGTCTGTACTCCGTCAATGTTATCAATTAGAAGACTTAAGTTTTTAAGTAAAATAGGTTGGTTAATTTGCCAGTTATTTATATTAAAATACTCTCTAACTGCTGTAATAGCATTAAAAATTACTTCATTACTATTGTAGTTTGCAGCAACAGTAATATCAAAATTAACTCCTATGTTAATCACAAAAGCGTCTTTAACTCTAACCGAATCTCCTATAACTCTATATTGTGCTAGATAGGTGTTTAGGTTTTGCTTAAGTGCATTCGAAGCTATTACTAGGTTTTTACTGCTGTTATATGTAAGTACATATAGATCTAATGTAGTAGGTGTTTCTCCTATTCCTAAGTTAGCAATCTTAGTTTGTTCAATATATGCTTTAGCGATCACTCCGTATTTAGCAGGCATTGACAATGATCTTACTAGGTAATCATCTTGGGTTACGTTACGTAGTTGAGTTTGATAATTAGATAGTGTATTTTGTCTAAGCTCTTCAATACTATCACCATCTTGACCTCCAACTGCTGCATCTGGGTTATTTACTGCTAAAGACGCTCTGTAAGTATTAGCTGTAGCTGCATTAAGGTTTGAGTTTAAGAAACTAATATCTCCTGTAATTACTGTTAGGTCGTTTGAAGGAACGTTTGCAGCTACTCCGCCTCCTGTTAAATACCTGACGTTAATAGTTGTATTTGAAGGAGCGATACCGTACGTCTTTGTAAAGATAAAGTTTGTAGGTGAGTAGGCAGTTGTTAGTTTAGATTGTTGGAAGGGTAATCCTAGGCCTACATTGTTTGGATTCGGTACAATTGTTTCGTCTGTATCTGTTGCGGTACCTGCTCCAAATTGTAGTTGTAGAGATCCTGAGTCGAGAAATCTAGTTGCAAACCTTCTCTGTACTTGTTCTAACTGTAGAATATATGGTGTATCTGCATTATCAATTGACCGGTTAGGGTCATTGGGGTTTGTATTTTTAATACCAGAGTAAATCGCATCTTGTGCTAAATAATCTACTTCGTACCAATTATTACCATCACTATCTGTAGCATCTAAAATTCCAACAATCTTATCTACGTTAATTAACCGTGTATCAAATTGTACTGGACTAGTGAAGGTTAGGGCGCTGGAATTGACTGTGGCAGAAATTGCTTGTCTGCTTTTTTTCAAAAGGTAACTAACTGGATTTACTCCTGCTGTTTGGAAGATTGTAACCTCAGTTGGATCTTGTGATGAAGATACTGAAAAGTCTACGCTGTCTTGAATTAAAAATTTAACTTCGCTGTTAGAGGTTGAGGATACAACTGCGTTTTCAGCAATTAATAAGGTATAGTCAAAATCAGGTATGTAGACACTTGCAGATGATTTAGATGGTATTTGTTGGTAGAAATCAATGGTTGTAGTAGCAACACCTGTTACATTTGGTTTGTACCCGAACATGTATGCTAATTCAAATAGGTTATCTGTCTGACGAGCATACTGTAAGTATGTTTCTTGAATTTGGTTATCTAAGTAAAATGACATAACGTCCCCTACGTATGCTGCCATTTCCATAAACATCATCCCAGGAGATGACGGACTGAAATCGTTATAGGTTGTAGGGAAATAAGTTTTAGCATAGTCAATTAAGGAAGCCCTTAGTGTGCTAAAATCTTTATTTAAATACTTTATGTCTCTTTTAATTGCCATTTTAGTTGAATGATATTTGTAAGCTATCTATTGTACCTGTATCTTTAATTGAATATTTTAATGCAACTGTAATTTGATTTGTATCAGGGTTGCCAGTTATCGTTAAATTTTCAACAATAACACTCGGAAAAAACTCACTTATAATACTTTGGATGTCTTGCTCTAAAGCTGCATCTGTATTATTGTTTAATTGCTCAAAAATATAAACTTGTAACCCTGCTCCGAACGTTGGATTTAAATACCTCTGCCCGGTCCCGGTTAAAAAGAAGTTGATCAGGTTGTTTTTAATAGCTTGTTGAGTAGTATAGGTGGAGGTAAAAACAGCGGGTGCAGCAAAGGGTATTCCGACTCCTACAGCGACTGAAGGTTTCTTATCTATTGGGAATATCTTCTTTGCATCAAATGCCATTACTTCTTCTTAATAAGACCCATAATTTGGTCTAGGTTAACTTCTCCTGCAGGTAGTGCTGATCCTTCACCGGCAGTATTTATTGTTGCAGGTGGTCTATATCCAGGCTGTGCTCCGAAAGACATGGCGTCGTTTGAGGTCATTGAAATGTTTCCATTTTTTGATTCCATCATTTCACCTAGTAGTTCTTTGTATTTATCTCTTGCATTAATACTGGCTACTATTGGTTGAGTAGAAACTGGTACAGGGGCTGAGTAGCTCTCCTGAATGGTTGTTTTAGGGGCACGTACTGCTTCTAGTAGAATCTCTTTTAGTTCTTCTTGAATAGCTTCTCTTACGGCTTCTTTGATGAGTTTTTTAAATACTTTGGTATCCATCTTTTATAAATATTGATTTAATAAGGTTTTAAATTTTCAGAATCTATTTTGAATTTTAATTCTTGGAATAAAAATTGCGGTTGAGTAGTGAATGAATAGGGAGTTGATAGAAGCTCTATTCCTTGATCATTTGTAGCGATAGCTCTTATCTGATTAACTGTCTCCGTATATTTTTTAGTTTCAGTTTTAAATGTAAATCCTTTATAATTTTCACTACCTTCTGACTGTTGAGTTTGTTGAGCGGATGCAATAACAGATATTGTATCTGGATCTAAAGAGTCTGGTTGCTGTCCGCATTTAATTAAAACCTTATCTAAGTTCCTTATCATCATCACGGTAACGAGAAGTACTGCAGAAGCTTGTGATACGTACTGTAATCCTAGGGACAGTTTTTCCTGTATTATTTTTAATTTAGGTTCATTATATATCTTACTCTGAGTTAGCGTGCGGGTGATATCATCGACTCGAAGTATTGTTGTATCTGCTATGTCTATAGTTGAAGCTAGCGCTCCTGGTAATATAGGTAGTAATCCTTGAGCTATAATACCTGCTGATTTCGCTGTTTGAGCTACTTTTTTTACATTCCCAAGTGTGTTAATTAATTTTATATTAGTATCTAGTATTTTTTGTAGTTTTGATAATCCGTCCTTAGTTGTATTTACGTACTTAGATGTACTTGTTAATTGACTATTAATACTATTTCGTATCTTTAATACTTTATCTAGGATATCTTTTGGTGGACATATATCGGGTAATTTTGCATTTTGAGATATTAAATCCTGTATACCTAGCTCATTCCCTAATCTCTGCAAGATTGGAGTTGCTAAGCTGCTGTACTTCATAACTTTTGCTAATACTAACTGGTTAAGTTTTTGTTTCTTTGACTCTTCATCTTGTGTAGAGGAGCTATTTACAGTGCTTATAATCTGTTTAATTGTCTTTAAACTCTGTAAATTTTCATTTTGTTTACCAAGGGTTTGTAATCTACGTAGTTGGGTTTGTTCAGCTGTTTCCATATTAAACTGTAAAGATATCTTCAGATTCAAGGTAAGTTGTATTTAGTTTTTGGACTAAAAGTGAGTTGTTTGAGGCAAATTTTACTAGTGTTGCTATAGGTATGCTCCCTGCAGTTGCGGATGCACAGGCGGTTGTTAATTTTTGCAGAAGGTCTATTATATCGTTAAGAAGTGCTACTGTTAAATCTCCTTTAAGTACTGGGTGTAGTAATTGAGGATCAGAGGACCCTAATTCGATTCGGCTAGACTGTATTGTTGTTGAGTTAGTATCAACGTTAAATCTTGCAGCGCTAATATGAACACTATTTGCAGATGTTAGTAATATACTATCCTCTCTTGAAACAAAGAGAAGTCTGCCTGAGTTTAATATAACTTGATCTTTTATATACTCTTTAGGTTCAGTTGGAGGATTATTACTGTTAAAGCTTTTTGTTTTGTAGTTAATAGTGTTAACAGGGATTTTTTGAGTTGATGATATGTAAATAGATCCACCATCGGCGTTAATATCTTCTGAAAGAGGGATCCAGGGTTCTGTTGCTGACTTGTATTGGTTATTACGAATAATAACGATTGGATCTCCTTCAGTACCAGATGTTGACCAGGTATTAGTTAGAGCGGACCTATTAGTAGATCCTAACCTTATAGATTGACCCCACCTTCCTTGAAAGCTAACATCACCAGGTTGAGGTAGTAGCGGTCTAATATCTTTTCGTTCTTTTATACCGTACTTAAATCCTAGCGTATTTGTGAATACGGGTGATGTTTTACTTATTGATCCTGCTTGGGTTTCTCTATAGTTTTTTTGCTGGACGGCGGGTGTGTCTGGCGGAGCTGTAACTTCATTAGGTAGTGCATTTATATGTGTAGACGTCCAAGAGTTAATTGGAGGTAAATAGTAATAGGTTGTTCTGTTTGTAGATTTGTTTGAAGATAATCCTCCTGTTGCTATTATAGTTACTAACTCTTGTTCGATTGGGTAATGATTAAAGTTAGGGAATAAAGGTAGTGCAAAGGAGGATCCTTCGGAGTCTATATTTGAGGAAGGATATTCTAATTTCTCAAAAGTGATACCGCCGATGCTAGCTTCTTCACCGAATGCTTCATATAGATTTTTATAGGTGGTGCTATCTAAGATTACTGCTTTAACTCTAGCAGGAAATAACCCTAAGGAGTTGTCGGTAGGATCAAAACCTTTCCCTTTTTCTCCTTTAAATACACCGTATGCCATTACTTATCTTCCTTAATATTATTAATCTCTTTTAGCAACTGCTCTCTCTCTTCGTCAGTGATACCGAATGAATCTGTAGCAGAATCTTGATTCTGGAATATGCGTTGAATGATTGTTGCAACTTTTACAAGCTGGTCATCATTCTTAACTCCGATCTCTAAGTACTCTTTAATAAGTGGTACGATCAAAGTCGCATCTCCAGTATCTTCAATTAAAGGACGTAGTTCAGAGATAAGAGTTGAAATCTGCTTCTCTTTCCTCTTCTGAT